CCTTAGCAGATGCAGCACCACGGATGGGCTTAGGAATGTGAATAACGTCACCCTTCTTGCCAGTCATAGCGAGACGCTTGACAAGGGGAGCCATCTTCAGGTTCTTTTGATAAGCAGCGATTACTTCATCCGACCAAATCTCGGGGATGAAAGTACCCGCAGCGGTTTTGTCTACTACAGCATTAGCTGTAAAGTAGGCACCAGAGGTTTCACCAGCCATTTTAATTCTCCTTAAAAATTAGGCTACTTAACCCGACCCTCTGCGTATGCCTTCAGTAATTCATCTGATAGACTTTGGTAACGCTCTGGGTCAGTACGCATAAGTTTAATAATGTCAGCACGACGATAAACTTTCTTGCGTGATCCCTCTGCTGTTCCGCGAGCATTGCCTGTGTTAGCTGACTTTACTGCGTTCTTACGGGCTGCTTTTTCAGCCTGAACAGTCTGCTGAACTACTTGGTTACGGTCCTTCCAGAGCGTAAATAGTTCGTTAGCTGCGTCGTAATCGTACATCTGGTCAGCTTGTACAAACAACTGTGTTCGGATTTTAGACCCTTTAATCCACTCAGCAAACTTAGGATCTTGAAGCACTGCTTCCATATCCGGGTGTTGCTGCTGAAGTTGTGCTAGAGCAGCTTGCTTTTTAGCTTGCTGTGTGTACTCTTGCGCTTCTTTGATTCTAGGGTGGTTATCTATAGCTCGACTGACAGCACTCTTAGGATCAACAAAGAAATCTACATCATCTTCATCGTCATTATGTTGCTGTTGTTGAGGTGCTTGTTGGGTCGAGAGTTGTGTCTGGATGTAATCATCAACAACTTTACGTAACTCGCCTACTTCCGTACTCTGCTTACCTGAGAACTTCTCAAGTTCTTGGTGCATCTGTACGAGGTCTTCAACAGATTTACCACGGTACTTTTCCGGTAACTCAGGCTCCTGAGGTTGTTCCTCTACTTCTTGAGGAGTCTCTGTGGTGTCCTGTGTGTCGAGTTGGTCAGTTGTTTCTAATTCTTCTTCCTTACGCTCATCAATTAGTGTTGCTCGTGACATTCTAAACTTACCCCGCCTATTATTATTAGGTTATGGAGGATTGAAATGGGAGTTGCCTCTAGACTTGAGATTCCCGGCTCTTTGTCCCTGCCTTCTCGTGTTCACGTACCCACTTCATGTGCCTACCGGGGAAATCCCCAGAGGAACCTTCGAGTATGTGTTGAGTGGCTGAGACGATCTTTGTAGCGTTAGCGCCACAACCGCACCTACTGGCTGTTACGTTACCATCTACAAATTCTTCAAATATATGTCCGTTAGTACAACGAAAGTCAAATACTTTAATCATCTTCTTCAGGCTTAGTAGCCTCATCATAGTTAGTCTTAATGATGTTCTCTAAGTTCAGTAAGTGGGCTAGTACGTTTAGTTGTCCCTTACGAAAGAACATATCGTCAGCATCTTTAGTGGCTTCTACGCTATTAATTTGTATAGCGTTGTTACCAAAGTCCTGCATGAGTTGTTTCCAACCGTCTGTAATAAAAAGACTAAAGTATGCGTCGTAGTACTGTTGTGTTTCTTGATCCATCTTGAGGCCTCTCGGGTTGTCTCTTGTGTTTACACTAGGTGTATACTATAGTTTCCTGTAGTATACCCTTATTATACCATACTTTTGACCAAAAGTCAATACCTAATGGTACTATTACCGTTATTTCTTCTTTTGCCTGACGCGGTAACGGAGTGTTTAACACGCGCTGATCCGCTTCATTTGCGGAGAATAGATTCGTTAATCTCCGCATCTTTGCTGCAACGGCTTAGGACTTCCTTTTGGTATTATTACCGTCATTTCTTTCTAGCAGTCTTCGCTGCCTTCTTAAAGTCTTTGGCTGTAGGCGCGCCTGCTGTTCCCGGCTTACGCATTTTTTCGCCTGATCCTGCCTTGATACGCTTACGTTTGGCTTGGATGTTAGCGTATAGTCCTCTTTTTGCCATTTTTACGTACCTTCTTTAAGTCTGCTGCGGTAATCTTCTTGCGTGGAGGTGCTACCCTAGCCAGCTTCTTTTGCTTTGGCGTATACTTAGAGTAAGGCACTTTATTTGCCCTTTGGCTTAGACTTTGGCTTCTTCTTCTTTTTTCCGTAGTTATACATTGGCCTTCTCCTTTGCTTTTTTAGATAGGTCTTTATAGTGGTACAATTTCACAGAAGTTTTAGTGTGACTCTTGTTAGTATGCAACGAGCCATCAGGCATCTTGTGTGTGTTTCCAGTCCACAGAGTACCGTCCTTCTTGTAGTGCTTCATGTTCTTAGCCATTACACAGAACCCCTAGCTCTTCCATTGATACAACCCATTGCTTGGGTATGACTAGCTCTGCGTCTCCTTCGGTAATTTTACCATCTTCGACCAACATATGTGGACATATGATTATCTTGTCCTCATCGTTAACCAAGACAGCACCACAGGATACAGCAGTAGCTACTTTAGCTTGCGTAAGCTCGTCTAACTCGCGCCAGCCCACGTTTGCTCCTCCTTGAGCATCTTTCCACACAACCTTGTATATCTTTACCATTTGACTTTATCAGCCCAGTAAGCAGCAGAACATTTTCCTTTAGCAATGTTTTTTGCGTGTCTAGCTTTGAACGACTTTCGTCTAGCTTTTTCTGAAGCTGATTTTGGATTCTTTCCAGCACCTGATACTCCTTGTTGTCCAAACCTGATTGTTTTAATACTACCATCTTCACACTTAGCGACCACTACATGAGACTTTGTGGGGTGATTAGGCGTCCTCTTTGGCTTGTTGTACCCGCTTACCCCTGCTCGTGCTAGCCTTGGGTCTTTTTCCTTCGGCATTAGGCTGCTCCTCCTGTTGGTGCTGGGCCAACATTTGGTCCTCTAGGACCGCGACTTTGGCCTCCAGCATTTCCAATTTGTTGAACTGGTCTTGGAACGCTTGGTTGATTTGGTGAAGGAAGCTGTTCATTTCTGTTTGTGTCATTAGCATTACGGGGCGATGCTCCTCTGTTTTCTTGGTTGTTTAGCGACTTCTCCTTGAGTGCTACCTCAGCAATCTTCAGCCTACGCTGAAACTCTCTGTCATCTGCGTCACCTTCTCTGAGATTGCGCGTGATAGCACTGATCTTGTCGATCTCAAGCTCTTCAGGAGCCAACTGAGCGTCGATAGCGTACTTAGCCGCCCTTGCTTGCGACTCAGCGGCCTGTCCCTGTAGTGCTGCAGTCTGTGCCTGCTGGAACTCTAGTTGAGCCTGTTGAGCCATCATAGCCATCTGCTGAGCCTGAGGATTAGGCTGTGCAGCTTGTTGCATTGCAGCGATAAGCTCTTCTCGGTTGCTGAGGTTCATGTTGTCGATGATGCTCTGGATCAGCACAGGGTACAGAGGACTGTCCTGCTTCATCGTCTGCAGCAACTGTACAAGCTGAGTTACTTCGTACTCTCTAGCGATAATGCCTAGCGTACTGGTAGCGTTAAACTTGTAGTCAGCCACTGGGTAGTTTTCTGGGTCAAATTGCATATACCTATGTGCAGCCTTGGTAACAAAAGGTAACAGAAAGGACTGCTGGAAGTTAATCAAAGTACGCTTGTGACGCTTAATGATTGCGCCTAGAGACATACTTATTCCTGCGGCAGTCGCTTCGCCATTAACCTGTCCAGCAATACCGGCGCTATCAACAGCTCCTGTTGCTTGCTGTACCATTTGCTGAAGGCTTGCAGCTTGTGCAAAAGTAATTTGGCCCACTTGTCCAAAATTAAAAGGTTGAAGTACTTCACGGGGATCACCATTCGTCAGTATCATTTTACCCGGACGCACTTCGGGTTTCGCGCCTCTCGGCAGTCGGGTTGCGTCGATAGCCAACATAGGATGTATGGTTAAGGACAATGCGTCAATACGAGCGCGTAGCTCAGTATCCAGTGCCTTCTGAGAGTTGTAGCCTTTCTCACAGACTCCGCGTCCCCAGAAACGTCCGGGTACTACGTCCCAAGGGAACGCAACAACAGGACGGTCTTGCATCATGTACGGATTAGCCTCTGCCTTTAGTAGTGTACCGCCGTTAGCGATAACTACGACAGCCTCAACGTACATAGAATCTGATTCAACGTCTACATCTTCTGCTTCAAGCAACTCACGAGGAACTAGACCGTAGTACTTCGTCAACCTAACCTTATCGTCGTTGTAGATCGTGAGGTCTTGGTCAGGCTCTAGGTCTGTGTCAGGAGCCGCTGACTCAACGTATACGTCTCTGTACACGCCTTGTTCTTGCATGAGTTCTACTTGGTGCTTAGATACGAACTCATCAATAGCAACACCCATAGCGTCGTCTACAGACGTTGCCACAGGGTCGATCAGGAAGTTCTGAGGTAGCACAGGCTTGAGCTTAACAACCACACGATCAGTGATATTCACGCCTACGGCTTGCAACTGTCCGTCCATGATGGGCTGGGTTGCTGGAGCCATCTCTTTTATCTCCTCCAGCACTACCTCACCGATGCCTGTTCCAAAGACAGCAGAGTTAATCAGGCACTCAGCGACAGCCTTTCGTACCTTAGTGTTGTCAAAATCTTCTGTTAGTTTCTTTCGGAGGTACTGGATGTCCTGCTTCTCAGGATCATTCATGTCGTCCGTAATATCAAACCACTTACCACGGCCAAAAGTGGCTTCTTCTAGTTCTGCTACGTTAGACTCTACAGCCTGTTGTAGTGCAGGAGAAATAATCCTACTACGCTCTGAGGCTCGTTCTGAGTCTGCTGGGTCCCACTGTCCACGCCAGAGTCGGTAGTATTCTTCAAACTTTGCTTCGTAGTTACTTTCGTAGTAATCACGCCAGTTTTCACATTTGGTCATTACCCACTCTTCCAGAGATTCCTCAATCATCAGAGGGTCTGGGCTGTAGATTCCATCTGCCATAGTATTTTCCTTTAAATAACTGCTACGCTGTAACCTAGTGTAAAAAACACTACAGCAGAGATAGCGTAGATGCCGTAAGTATTAAACTTTCTGTAAACTTCCTTACTCACTTTAGTATCCTGATACAATGTCTAGTACTTCGTGGTTGTCGATTTCAAAGTCGTAGTGGTAGGCCACTTTAGCTAGCTGGTCTATGTACGCCAAAGCATCAACCAAGTCATCGTGTGTCAAGGGGTCTGGGAACTGAAAGAGTTGATCTAAGAACCTGTTGTTCCACTCTCCCTTGTTTATGCTGATGTAGCCGTTCTCAAACCTGCCCTGCAGTGCCCACATTACCCGGTCAGTCTTCTTTTTGTTACCGTGGGTGAGTTCCTCAACCCTAAAGAACGTACCGTAACGCTTCTGGAGATCCATGAGCGGAGACATAACGGCTTGCTTTGCGATGCCTCGTTCAATACCAACGCTGACGGGTCTGTAGTCTCTAACGGCCTGAAATATCTTGGTGGCAGTCTCGTCAAGGCTCCACCGCCCGTATATAATGTTATCAACGTACCAACCATCAGGACTAACTTTAACAACAGCGATTGCGGTCTCATCTAGTTTAGAGTTCTTAGTCCTCTTCTTGTTTACTTCCTCAAAACCTGCTAAGTCAACAGCGATGTAGTAATCACCGACCTCAGGTTCTTCACCAAACTGTACCCAGTCTTCCTTGAACATCTCGGAACCTCTGGCTTCAAATGACGCCATAAATTCCTGACGAAACGCATAAGACGACATAGACTTCTTAGCCATGTCGATTTCTTCTGAGTCGAGTAACGGGTTATCATAAGACGTAAAGTGCCACCCTCTGTACGTAGGGTCGTCCCCTAGCTCTGCGTACTTGTACAACTCGTAGAAGTGGTTACGACCCATAGGTGTCCCTATGAACATCGCTTGACCCTTCTGGTCTGCCAGTGCTGGACGTAGGATCTGCTCCCATACATCGGGCTTCATATCCGCGTACTCGTCCATCACGAGAAACTTCAAGGACACACCACGCATAGTCTCGGGTCTGTCGGCTCCCTTTAGACTAATTGTGGCCCCGTTGACCAGCTTGATCTGCAGGTTGTTGATGTGCGAACCTGAGATGACAGGGTGTCCTAGCTCTAGCAGAGTCTGCCACATGATGTCACGGGCTTGTCCCTGCGTAGGCGCAACGTAAAAAACTTGACCTCTATCCGTCTGTAGAGCGTTAATAATGAGCATCCAAGCGGCTAGCCTAGATTTACCTGTTCGTCTTCCTGCGGCTACTACCTTGAACCGTGTAGGGTCAGAGTAGACCTCTTGCTGCCACGGTAGTAACTCTACGTTTAGATCAGTCAAACTCGTCTAGCTCTTCTTCTGTTAGCTCACGATCAGGGAGGTCCAAGGCGTCTATAGATCCGTTAAACTCTTGTAGCGTCTTGAATCTGTAGAACACCGCTGGTATCGCCCTACGACCCGTTAGCTTCTCTACAAAGTCCCACCCAGCTTTACCCGGAGGTATCGTTATGAACTCAAAGTCCATGTTCTTTGCTAGTAGTTTTTTTCGTATGGCGGTGCAACCGTGGCACCACTCAGACCCTATTACAGTCAGCATAGATTACGTTTATCTTTAGCTTCCGTTAAAGTTTACGAAGATTGCTGGTTGTTCTAGCAAATCAAAGGTTACTACAAACTCCATGTCACCCGCAGCCGTTGTAAACGCCTTGATAGCGTCACCTGCTTGTAGTACAAACACGGCGTTACCGTCAATTAACAAAAAGTCTTTAGCTGATATGTTACCACCGCCTAAAATATCTACACGGGTTCCGTCAACTTTGTCTACGTAGATGCCAGCACCGTTAGTAGAGCCACCTAAGTTACTAACAAAGAGCATATTCCAGTGCGCTACGTAACCACTAGGAACAGTAAACATAGTAGCTACATCTGTGGTTGTAACGTTAGTATTTCTTGTGTACAACATAGTTAGTACGTCCAGATTACAGGGGCTGTGCCCCGTGTATCTACATGAATAAAGTCACCAGCGACCCCTATACCACTAAATCCCAACTTTATAGCTTCTCTTATTATTGCGTACCGTTGAGCAGGCGTTGTTATCTTTATGTCTGCCGCTATTCCTTGCGAATGAGTGCCGGGTACGTTCTTTTTAGCTTCTATGGGGTGGTTAGGGCTTCTGTAGCCGCTGGTGATAATAAAAGGAAACCCACAGGACTCCCTGAGGTTGTCTAGTTTGTCTAGGAACTCAGGTTCCATCCGGTTTTCTCCGGTGTGTTGACAGTCAAACTCTTCAATCTGGAAGTATTTCACCGGAATCTCCGTCTACCGTAGCGTAGCCACTATCAAATGTACTGCCACTGGTCACTTCTGTCTGTCCTACGCCTGTAATGTTGATCTGTATGGCGTTTCTACCGGCATCTTTGATTACATCCCTCTCAAAAACACCGACAGGCAGTATACGATCCATAATTAGCTTCCACGCTGCTGCTTGGTTCTTATGTTCATCGTTAGTTGCAGCATCAAATATCGTTTGTAAGACTAATTCTGACTTAGGACTAGCTAACATACGAGCTTTGTACTCATTAATGATGCCAGCGTCACCCTTAGGCCTGCCTACTTTACCCCTAGAACCAGAGGTCTTAGCCTTAATTTCAGACTTCTTAGGCCTACCCCTCTGTCTCTTCCTTAAATTTACTTCCTTACGTTCTTTAGCTTGTTGGTAGAGGGTGTCCTTAGTAGCATCTTTCGTGCCTTCTTCAGACATTATCCAGTTTCCTTGTGTTTACCTGTGTTCGCATGAGTCCCCTGCCTGAGATGACCTGTGTGTCAGCTTAGTACAACAGAAGAGGGGATCTATACGAACGGTTTAGTAGTAACAACTTAGGCCCATCTTGCGGTGTACTCTAGATACATCTCAGTATCTACCTATTATTATACCATATTTTTAACTAAAAGTCAAGTGTTTTCTTACGTAAATAGTACCATTATTACTTAAGAGTCACCACTTGACATTACGTATTTAGCACTCTTGGAGAGACACGAGGAAAACACGAGGTAAATCAAGGGGATAGGGTGTTACTTGTGGTACCTCTTTTTTCCTAATTTTACCCTCTTGCAAACCTGAGTAGCTACAACAGTAATTAACACAAGTCAACCCCCTCCCCCCGTGTCAACACAAGGGGCACCCTAAGTCTAACACAAGACCACCACGAGCGCAAGGAAAAACATTGGTATTATTCACGTTGACTAAAGGGTTGACACGAGGCCGGACTTGTGGTAATCACGGGAGCCAAAGGCCTACCACAGACAACACGGGATGTCAAAAGAAATCTTGTGTAAAATTCACGGTTGACAAGTGTGTGTGCCTATGTTGGTACTTCAGAGGCCTAGCACAAGTCAATACACGAGTCAAGCAAAAGTTTACTAGCGGCCTTTATACACACGCGCACACGCGAATACCACGAGACAATGCTGGTT